GCCACCCCGCTGCCTCCCGACATTCAGGACTTCGACGTGATGCTCAAATTCGACATCCGCGAGCTGTCCACCGACCTCGTGACCGAGAAGCTCAAGGCCATCAGCACCCTCGTCCTGCCCCTCGACACCGCCGGCGTCATCGACCGCGCCAAGCTCATCAGTGTCGCCCTCCGGGCCATCGACCCCAACCTCGCCAGCGAGCTGGTCATGCAGCAGGGACCGGCCGCGCAGAAGATGTTCAACGAGACCAACGACGAGATCGCGCTCATGTCGCTCGGTAATCCTCCCCAACTCCGGGAGAACGACCCCGCCGCGCCCATGCGCCTGCAATTCAGCCAACAGGTCCTGCAATCCAACCCGAAATATCAGGCCCAGCTCCAGCAGGACCCGCTCTTTCAGGCCAACCTGCAGAAGTACATTGAGAACCTGCAGTTCAGCGTCCAACAGCAGCAGAACGCCATCACCGGCCGCCTTGGAGTCCAATGAAACTGACCGACGAACAACTCTCGGAGGCCCTCTCCGTGTCCGAGGAGCACCCGGTGCTCAAGGCCATGGGCCAACTCATCGACGACACGCTGCGGGACGAGGTGCTCAACGCCCTCCTCCCATCACTTTCCGCGGAGGACCGTGCCTACAACTCAGGCCGGGCAGCCGCGATCAAGGATCTCATCGCACAAATCAGTGCGTTAAGAAATGGGAGGGGATTGACTTCCGGTCAATTCTAGGCTCTCACTCAAACAACGGCTTCTTGGTTGGCCTTAAACAACCCTGGCGCAGCATACCCGGCTTGCAGGGTCTAAAAGCATGGACATCCCGACGAATACACAGGAAGCGAAACCTGCCCAAAACACGGCACAGCCCCCAATCAACCCGATGCAGTTCGACGAATCGGCGTTGGCGAAGCTACTGAAGACACGATTCAGCGGGGAGGAAGAGAAGGCATCAGCCGTCGAGCGACAAGTGCCGGAGCCGGAAGCCACTTCCGTGGACGATCAGGCCGAGGATGCGGAGCCGACCGCAGAACAAACGGACGCCCAGGCCGAGTCGCCTGAGCAGGAGGTTCTTTCCGAGACCGAAGAGAACAGCGACGAGGAATCGCTGGGTTACCGCAAACGCATCGACAAGCTCACGCGCCAGAAGAAAGAGGCGCTGGAGAAGGCCGAGGCGCTCGAGCGGGAGCTCAACGACGCCAAGACCAAGCTGGAGCAGACCAACGACAGGCCGACCGCGGTGCAGTCCGCTGCAGACCCGTTTGCCGATGTCTGGGAAGTGTCGAAGCTCAACGATGAGTGGAGCAAGGCCCGGAATCTGAAACGGTGGTGCGAGGACAACATCGACGGCTGCGAAGTAGAGGGCAAGGAGTACAGCGCGGAGGACGTGAAGCAGATCAAGCGGCGTGTAGAAGACGCCATCGACCTGCACATACCGACCCGCGCCCGCTTCCTGCAGAACTACCAGCAGATCAAGCCCATCGCCGAGACGCTCTACCCATGGTGGAAAGACCGTTCAGCTACCGAGTACACCGAGGCGCAGGCCGTCCTGCGGCAACTGCCGCAGATTGCCTCACTGCCGGAGTATCAGGTGCTGGTCGGTGACTTCATTGCCGGGCGCAAGCTGCGCCTGGAGAAGGAGTCCGCCAAGGGCAAGCCATCTGCCACCCGCCCACTGGCCAAGGCACCCAGTCAGCCCGGTCGACCCACCGCAATCCCTGCAAAGAAGGATGCGGCCAAGGTCGGCCTGGACAACGCCAAGTCGCAGTTCCGAAAGTCCGGGACGACCACCGAATTAGCCCAAGTACTCAAAAGGATGTTCTAAACCATGCCCCTACTTCAGCCCAACCAGGGCGGCTCTGTGCCGCTCGCTTCCACCTCGTCCGCCCGTGAAGATCTGGCGGACTATATTGCTATTGTCGATGCCAAATCTACCCCCTTTGTGAGCCAAGCTACCAAGGGAAGGGACATCGGAAATATGCAATTTTCTTGGCAAGTGGATAATTACGGCGCTCCCGTGCTTGCCGGCGTTGTCGACGGCACTGATGTGACCGTTGCCAGTGCCTCCAACCCGGTGGTCAACCGGACCCGTCTGAACAACTACGGCCAGGCCTTCCGCCGCGACCTGCGTATCGGTTTCATTGCCGAGACTCAGGACGTCGCCGGTGTGACCGACGAGCTTGCCAACGGCATTGCCAAAAAGCTCGTTGAGATCAAGCGCGACATGGAGTCGACCTTCATGTGCACCAACCAAGCCGCCCAGGCCGACAACGGTTCGACCAATGCCTACCTGACCGGTTCCCTCGGCAACTGGTTGACCAGCACCAACGCCTCCAACATCGGCGCGTGCGCTTCGGGTTCGCCCTTCTTGCCTGCCTCCGGCGCTGTCGACACCACGGCGTCCGCTTCATTCACCGAGGCGACTGCCCAGAACGTGCTGACCGCTATCTACAGCGCCACCGGCACCTTCCGCGACTACGACTGTATCTTGGGCACCACGCTCAAGCGTGCGTTCACCAACCTCACGGCCTCGGGTGCCATTCAGGTTGCCAATGCCAACAGCATTGCCGCCACCAGCGTCCGCACCTTCAATCAAGACTTGTCAAGTGATACTTTTAAGACATCCATTGATCTTTTTGAAGGGGACTTCGGCCGGCTAATTTTACATCCGTCCACGTTTTTGGGGGGTAAAAACAGCACCTCGCTGTCCGCCCAGGCCTTCAAGGGCTACGTGATCCCGATGGACATGGTCGAGGTCCGCTACGCCAAGCTGCCGCAGGTCAAGGATCTGCCTGACGCCGGCGGCGGCCCTGCCCGCCTCGTCGAGGCCATTGCCGGTCTCGTGGTGAAGAACCCGAGCGGCTTTGGTATGTTCAACGGCGCGAGCTAGTCTTAGTTTCAACGGGGGAGGTCCATCCCGGGCCTCCCCCTCTTTCCTTTTCTCATGGCCCACAATTCCGCATCCTCCGTCATCGCCAACGCTCTCGACGATATGCCCGGCGAACTGCGCCGCGCCGTTATCAAGGAGTTCCAATCCGGCATCCAGAAGGACTGGGTCAAGGCCGGCATTGATCAGAAGCGCATCGCCCAAGACTCGCAGCGCGAGGTCCGCGCCATCGACGGCATCGGTCGCCTGCGGATGCGGATCGACCCCACTCTCTACCATGCCTGGGGCACCAAGTATGGGTACGACTGCTGGAAGGATTCCCAATTTTTGAAAGAGGTTGAGCGGGATAACCCCGAGGTGCGAGTGCGCTGCGGGGCTACACGCTTGCAGGTTGGATGGAGCGGTGGCACAAAACGCAGTAGTCAGAAGTTCACCCTATGAATGTCGGATCAAACCGCCAACTGGCCGGCGAATTCGGTGGCCGGTACATCGACGCCTCCGCGGGCACTGTGACCGGCAACTACATGGAGATCCATGCCGTCGCCACGTCCATCCTCGGTGCCGTCACTTCCAACATCACCAACTTCCCCTCCGGCGTGACGATTCAGGCCGGCGACTCGATCTCGGGCGTCTTCACCTCGGTGGCTGTATCCTCCGGGGCGATCATCGCCTACAACCGCAAGTGGGTCTAAAATGCGTCTCGGACTAGGCCTAGGACTCGGCGTGCAGCAAGCCCTCGGTGGGGCTGGCGGCGGCGCTGACCTGCCTATCATCCGGCGCGACCTGCTCCAGGAGGACGACTTCTTTGTCTTCCTTGAGGATGGCGACAAGATCGTCATCACCTTCGGCACCTTCGACTCTTTAGACTTGGAGAACGGGGACTTCCTGCTCCAAGAGGACACAGGCAAACTCATCATTCAAGCTAACTAACTTATGGCAGACACGAAAATCACGGCCTTGGCGGCCATCACTACGGTTGATCCGGCAGCGGACGTGCTGCCGATTGTGGACATCTCGGATACGTCCATGGCTGCATCGGGCACCACCAAGAAAATCACCAGCAACCAGATCCTCGGGGCCGGCGGCACCGCCACCCTCGCCTCCGCCACCATCACCGGCGATCTGACGGTGGACACCAGCACTCTGAAGGTGGATTCGGCGAATGATCGGGTGGGTATTGGTACGGCGAGTCCGAGCGAGACTCTGCATATTTCTAAAGGAAGTGCTGCTACTTTTCTTCGTATCCAAGATTCCAGCAGTTCCAATTACATCGGAACAGACACTGGAAACTTTCGCGTATTAAACGCATCGGTGCAGGATTTGATTATTGCGACTCAAGCTGGCGTGTTCACCTTCGGCGACGGCGCAGGCGGCACTCGAATGACCCTGAACTCCACGGGGCTGGGCGTGGGGGGAAGTCCTGCTGCTGGCGTAAAACTTCACGTTGGTGGAGGAAACACTCACATAAGAAATGCTGCTGGAGGACAGACCAAATTGATCCTTGGTCCAAGTGCTAATTCCGTCGAGATGGGTGGTATTATCTACGACGATACAGATGGAAGCGTTACTTTTGGAACGATTCAAAATTACGCAACGAGATTCATAACCAATAACACAGAGCGCGGAAGGTTCGACGCGAGCGGGAATCTGTTGGTGGGTCTTACCGCTGCCGGAACCACCGCTGCCAAGACCATTCAGATTGCTGATGGTACTGCTCCCACTGGCAACGTGACTGGTGGCCAACTCTACGTCGAAGCCGGTGCGCTGAAGTACCGTGGAAGCTCTGGCACTGTTACCACCATCGCTAACGCCTAATCCATACTACCATGAACACCATCTCCATCCTCTGGATCATCGAACGCCTTCTCGTTAAGCCCACCGAAGGCACGCTCACCGATGTCGTCATCACCGCCGACTGGAGGTGCAACGGCACCGAAACCACCGGCACCGGCGACGACGAGAAGACCTACAGCGGCACCTGCTACGGCAGCGCGTCGTTCGCTGCGCCCAGCGGGTCGTTCACGCCTTACGAGGATCTGACCGAGCAGCAGGTGCTGAACTGGTGCTTCGCTTCTGGAGTCGATAAGACCGCCATCGAAGCGAACGTCTCCGCGCAGATCGCTGACCAGATCAACCCTCCGGTCATCGCTCCGCCGCTGCCGTGGGTGCCGGTGCCGCCTGCTCCTGAGGTGGAGAAGGTTGTTGCGCCTGAAGCTCCCGTTGTCGAAGATCCTGCCGCATGATCAAGATCGAACTCACACTGCAACAGTTGCAACAGCTCACCCAGCTTCTCGTGATCGGGATGAAGGCTGGAGACGTTATGAATATGAAGGTTGGGCTTCCTTTGTACGAAAGCATTGAAGCCCAAGTGAACGCACAGCAGCAGCACAAGCCCGAGTAACATGGACGCTTCCAACCAAGGCGGAACGAACGGCCTAG